TCACAGGCAAGCGCCAAAGCGCAGGTGCGGCAGCCGTACCAGGAACACCAAACAAGAACGCACCCGTGGACGTTTCGCGCATCAGCTCAATTGCGGCCCAATCCGTTGGGTTCAAAACAATGCCGTCCGCCGCGTAATCAGCGAGCGTCACCTGCAAGATCGCAAGGCGCAGACGCTCAATACGGTCTGTATTCGGCAGACCAGCAGCGGCAGCAAACGCTGTCGCTTCCGTAATCAGGCCCGATAGGTTCTGCCCAGTGCCGTCGCCGCTCAAGATTTGCGCCTCTTCGGCCAAATCAGTGCCGTAAGACAATTCGCCATCAATCTCGCCTGCAAGCTGCGTGCTATCACGCATCGCCTCTTCGCTGACATTGATGTGGTGGCCAATCTTTTTAACGCTCGCCTGCGCTTGTTCCCAGCCATAGGTCGATTCCGGCAATGCCGCGCCTTCAGCCGTCATCGCCGCATTGTTTGTCCGCAGCACCTGCTTGGAATAATCTACCGCCTTGGCCGCAGTTGGCACGACATTCAACAGGCCGCGAATGAACAATTGACGACGCGCGATGTTCACAGGCGTGGTGTCACGTTCCGTCCAGCTCAAACCACCGCCCGAGCCAGCAACTGATGTAATCGCAGCCTTTGGGTCAAATTTAAAGTTGCCCTGTGCGCCTGCCGCAGAATAGGCCTTGAACGCATCGCTATCGACCAATTCGCGGCCAGCAGAAACACGGCCCGATTTACCACCGGTCCCAGCACCAGCAATCGCCTGCGCCAAATCAAGATTGGACGTTTCAAGCGCTTCAAGCTTGCCTTCCAGCTTTTGGTGATTGGCTGAGGCCGCGTTGAAGTCGCCCAACACTTTGTCGATGGAAGCCTTCAGCTCATCGGTCAGCTTTTCGCCTTTGGCCGCAAGCTTGAGCGCCTCTTCAGCCTTGGGCATCACATCTTCGCGTAGCGCCTTAATGCTCGCACCAACTTCCGTCAGCTGCGCAGACACATTGCCCGCATCCGCGCGCGGCGCCTGCAGCAGACCGTCAGGTGTGTTTACGGCATGCGCCATCAGGGCGGGCACTGAAAGCGCCGCCGGTTTCATCGTTCTGTTCATAAGACTATCCTTTGAGTGATTTAACTTGCGCAAGAAGGTCCGCGACCCCTGCGTCGATAGCGGCAGCGCCAGACATGCCGGATGGGGCAGCACCAGACTTGCCCCCTTTCAAGCTGGCGAGAAGATCCCGGCCAGCAGATTTCGTAACACCCGCGCGCGACGCCATAACGTCAAACATCCGCTCTGCACGCAGCGCCGATGCAGCATCACCGTCATCATGCGACACGCGCACCTGGTCGCGCGGTAAAAAATCATCGGCAAAGCCCAGATCAACAGCGTCCTTGCCGCCAATCCACGTTTCCTTGTCCATCATATCCGTCAGCGTCTTGACGTCCTGACCACTGCGATCCGCATAGATCTCCGCCATTGAGGCATCAAAAGGTGCCAACCAATCAGCGACATCGCGCAGCGCATGCTGATCACCCATCGCAACAACCCAAGCATTGTGGATCATAAAGAAGCCAGACTTGGCGATTTGGATGTCATCCCCGGCCATCGCAATGAAGGATGCAGCACTTGCCGCCAGCCCGATGACCTTCACCGTGATCTTTGCCGGATACTCGCGCAGCAGATTGTAAATCGCGAGACCTTCAAACACATCACCACCCGGCGAGTTGATCGTGACCGTCACCGGCTGATCCCCCATGGCGCGCAGCTGCGCCGCGATCCGCTTTGCCGTCACACCCTCACCCCAAAAGTCTTGGCCAATCACATCAAGAATTGCGATTGCGTTCTCGGTCTCAGCCGACGCCCGCAAGTCAGGCGTCCAGCGCGACAGGGCCTGCTGGCTGATATCTGAGCGCACACCGGGTTTTGTGCCAATGTCAGCCGCTGGTAAATTGCGCAAACTCATGTCTCGCCCGCTTTCCTAATAAGTTGTTCCAATCCGGCCATCGCTGTCTGGGCCATCAGATCGTCAGCAGCGCCACCGCGCCGCTCTTCATTGAGTTTCACGCGCGCCTCATCACGGCTCATGATCCCGTTCGACACCATCTTGCCCAAGAACTCAGCCTTGGCCGTGCTGTCCATTTGCAGCATCGCATCGCGGTTCCATTCCCAATACCAAACGTCGCGTTTGTTTGCGGGGATCAGATCGCGATTGATCCGTGCCTCGATCCGGCGCAGCAGCGGGTTAATCCCCATCGTGCGCCAGGCAATCATGATCGATTCAACACCGCTGCCCCACATCGTTTGGCCGTCGCCCGCATGCCCGATCACAATCGGCGGCGTGCCAAACCAGCGGCAGATATCATCCACTTGGAAACGCCGGGTTTCCAACAGCTGCGCATCATCAGGGTTCATGCTGATCTGCTGGTATTTCAGGCCCGCCTCCAACGTCAGCGTCTTGCCCGCTTTCTTCGATCCAATGAACGTCGAGAGAACTGTCTGCAATTGTTCACGCTGTTCCGGTGACAGCGTTTGATCGGACTGGATCACACCGCCGACATTCAACCCATTTGCAAAGACCGTGCCCGCCGCCTCATCTGCGGCCAATGCAGACCCCAGCGATTGCACACCATACCGGATTACCGAAAGGCCAACGCCGTCACCCGCCCCAAACCCCGGAATATGAAAGACCTGATCCGCAGTGAGCCTGCGCAGCTTACCATGTTGATGCGTCTCAAAGACAACCGCGCCCGACCGCGTGATGCGGCGCTTGCAATTGAACAACGGACGCAAGCCAACCAGCCGATTTCCGACCATCAGCTTTTCGTTATAGGCATTGCCCTGCATCAAGATTTGCGCGGTATTACCTTCCCAAAATTCAAAACCTGTCTGGGCCCCATTGGGTTGGCCGGCCAAAATACGTGACAGATCATTCACCACCTTTTTGCGGCCACCATCTGCTTGGCGCGCGTAAAGTGCGCCCGGCAAGGATCCAATCAAACCGGAGGTCCGCGCCAGACAAGCCCAAACCGTTGAAAGCTGCAGCACGGATTCTTGGCTGACTTGCTGTCCCGATTTCGACACAGCCCCCATGACGTTGATCGCCTGCGCATTACTCAAAGTAATCCACCCGCCGTCGCCTGCGGCCATCTCAGCGCGCACACCGCGAACGGCTGCTTGAACAAACCGCCTCATGCGACCATCACCGGATTGGCAAGGAATGACCCGATGTCAACAAAACTGGATTGCGGGTTCATATCCATCAAGATCGTCGCATTGAACAGCGCGATCAGCGGATCGATCTTAGACACACCGGCCCGTTCTTTTGTAATCATGACGTTATTGCCCCGTGCTTCCGCTTTTGCGTTACCAACACACCAGGTCATCAAAGGCTGACCCGCATGCAGCAGTGTTTTATCCATCAAGCGGCGCTCGATGCCTTTGATGGCCCCACTTAATTTGAACCCCTGCCCGACCGCTGCAATCTGTTCGATGGTGAACCCCTCCAAAAGAAGCGCATCAACCAGCCCGGCCACGCCCCAAGGATCAAGACCGATCCCGCTTTCCGCTGGCAGCAGACCTGCGTCCCGCACCTGGGCGCAGAGCGCGACCATCCCATCAACATGCGCTGATGTGTCCGCCTCAATAATCAGATCACCGGTTGCGGCGAGATCCAGCAGCTTGGGCGCGATCTCTTTGCGGCGGTCCAAGACATCTGGACTGCACCAGGCTTTTGCCCAGGTCAGCCGCCGCCCCGTGATCTTTTCGCGGCCCAAAACGTTCAGCGATGCCAGATCATCCGCGCCGCCCATATCGCCGCCAATCACAGCGACTTCGCAGCGTTCAAGAATGGCATCGAGACTTAGATCATCGACTGTGCAACTGGGCCAGTAATCCGCCGCAAGCCAACGCTGGCTGTGCAACCCAATGCCAATCTCAACATTTAGATGCTGCGAGGCAAACAGCGCCATTGCATCAGCGCCATCGGTGACCGCCTTTTTGAACTCATCGCGCAGATAATCCAAAGACACTGAGACGTTCAGGTTCGGATTAATCAGCCCCCAGTTTTCTTCGTCGCGCCAAGCCTCATTCTTGGTCATTGCGGGCGGCAACTCGTAAAGCACGGCCAGAACCGGCAGATGTTCAACGCCATCGCGCACCGCACGCGCCCGCATGAGCTCGCGTTTGAACTGCCCTTGCGGTTCTTTCTTGGACTGCGTTGTGATCGTCAGCAAAAACCCTTCCGGGCGCGACGCCAATCCACCGCGCAACTCGGTCATAATCTCATCGGCTTTGGGTTTTGCACCCAAAACGTGCAGCTCATCGATCAAGATGAAGGATGCTTTTGACCCGGTCACCAGATCACCATCCGCTGAGACAATCGCGATGGTGGCCTCAGTGTTGATCAGCGTGATCATCTTTTGGTGGTTTTGCACATGGAACGTCTTTTGCAGAACCGGATCGAGCGCGATAATGCCTTTGCAGGTCTTAAACGAGATGCCCGCAATCTTTTGTGTCGGCGCAATCAAAAACAACTCAGCCTGTGGCCGGGTGTTCATAATCGCAGCCGTCATGATGATCCCCGCCGCAATCGCCGATTTGCCGTTCTTCTTTGGGATCAGCAAAAAGAACTCGCGCAGCATGCGCTTTTTGAGCTCCGGATCGTATGAGCCAAAGATGGTACGCACCAGGTCAAACACCCAATCTTCGCAAACCTCACCAAAGGTTGGCCGGCCTTCAAGATCGGGGATCCGCATGCGCTTGAAGATCACCAAGGCCTTTTGCGCAACCGCGTCGAACAGAGGCAAGGTTGGGATCAGGCTTTCGCGCCGCACAAGGCGCTGCTCCCAATCGGGCACCGCCGTTGACCAGTCTGATGCGTTGATATGAGCTGTCATCAGTGCGTTATCTTTTGCGGCAGCAAATCGCCCCAGCCGTTATCTTTGCCCGCGTCACCAGCCGCCTGGATGCGTTGTTGTTTCACACCGA